AACGCTTGAGTCTTCTTCAATTTGGTATCTGTTGTCTAACATATAAACCATACACTTGTTTTTTAATTTTGTTTGAAGTGACTCAGATAGATACTTAATGTAGTCATACAAATCAACTGATTTTTCAGCCTTTTCTACATACCCTTTTACATTAAAGAATCTTTGAACCACAAAATTGTTGTTAAGTGTAATTAGAAACTCAACCTTTGTTACATCATTCTGCTCTTTCATAATTTTACTTTTTTGTTTTAAACTTTGTTTTTTCTTTTCTTGTTAACTTTAAAAATGGTTTTAAAAAATATACCCACTGTTCATCCCCTTTTGGTAGGTATTTAAATAATCCGTCATCCATCATCATCCGAATTAAGTTCTTATATCCTCTTCCGTCAGGATCCAATGACTCAGAGTAATATAATTCAACTAATTCTTTTCCTTCTTCACTGATAAGTGGTTCCGATAAATCCACAATCTTTTTATTGATTTCAAAAAACTCGTCACCAAAAATACCTTCTTTTGTTTTACCTGTTAATAGGTTTTTTAAGACGGTATTATCTTTTTGTTCTTTTAGTAATTTTTCACTTTTTTGTAAAATATCCGAAAAACTAACCTCTTTATCAAGTATCTCAGGAAATAGTTTGATTAATGTTTTTTCACCTAAGTAATAGATACCATCTATATTATCCGATTTATCACCAGATAATATCTTATATGTTTTAACATTGTAGTGGGGAATCTCTATTTCATGTATTTTGATTTTATCTCCATTCTTATAATACTTTTTGGTATTAGGTGAATAAAGGGTTACGTCTTCCGAGATAAGTTGTGTGAGGTCTCTATCACCACTAAAAATGGTTTTAGATTCGTCTTTAGCTATTTTACAATAATAGGCGATTAGGTCGTCCGCTTCAGAATTTTCAAATTCAATTTGTCTAACAAACATTTCCTCCAAGTATTGTTTTACTCTTTGTTTTTGTTTTCCAAATGATTCTTCTTTGAAGTCATCTGTTACGCCTTTTCGGTTAAGTTTGTATTTTGGGTAGAGTAATCTTCGTTGGGATGTTGAAAGTTCTCCGTCCCAAAATACAACAACCTTGTTGAAGTTTTCTTCGTTTATAAACCTACGTAATGTGTTAAGGAAATGCCAAATACCTCCTACGTGTTCAGTACCGTTAAAGTAATCTTTAACTCCGTGAAAACCAATTTTTAATAAATTATTCCCGTCTACTAATAGGGTTTTTGTCATTTCTGTAAACTTACAGGGTTCTTACTATTCTACTTCTTCTTTTTCTGCTTTTAGATCAAAGTCACCATCAACACCAATGATTTCTTTCCAATACTCAGCATAATCTTTTTTGTATTGTTCAATGGATGCCTTTTCTTCAGATGCTTCTTTACCTGGTAAAAACCCATGTGGTGTTACGATAATTTTACCATCCTCAAAACCGAGTCCGTTGATGTGGTTTTTCATTACAGATACTTTTGTCCTTGATGCAAACTTTACAGTTCTTTTGTCTTTTGTTGCTGTAATCTTTGTTGTCCCTGCGCCTTTTTGATTTCCAAACAAGAAAACTAAGGATGAGTTTAACCAAATAGCCTCTCCACCTTTTGCCTTGATCTTAGGTTGACCAAATGGATTATCAGGTAATTCTACCCAAGGCTGATTCACAATAATCAAAGTGTTTTCATATTTTGAATCCGCTTTTCGTGAACCTGATATTCTTTGGTTGATTCCCATACCAATCTTGTCGGCCAAAACACTTGCATTGTGTTGTTTACCTCCTTTACCTTCATAGGTCATCTTACAAGGAACAGAACCAACAGAATCCCACATAATACAAAGTGAATAATCTAAATCACCTTTTTCTTGTGCATCTAACAAATCATTAATGTAATCTGTAATTTGTTCAATGTAGTCAAAGTTATTATTAAATATATAAAATCCGTCCCACTCTAACTCTCCTGTTTCAGTATCAACAACTTCCTCACATTCAAATCCCATAAGTTTCGCGTGTTCAAAAGACCATTTTTGTTCAGTAATAATAAACACAGGAAGAATTCCTTTCTTTTGTGCATCAACCGCAGTTTTAATTAAAGCCGTGGTTTTACCTGTATCACTATGTCCTAAAAACATATTGATGTGCCCCATTGCAGGTCCAGGTAAACCAACCGCATCTAAAAAAGGTTCTCCTAAATCAAAAAACCTTTGTGGTTTATATTTTGCAGATGTGGAAAACTTTTTTTTTAATGAACTAAAATCATTTTTTTTAATTGCCATCTCATTCCACTTTTTGTTCATTCAAAACTTTTAACATGTCTTCTGTTACTTCAAACTTGTCCTCTCTTTTGACATTGTATTTGTATACTGTTTCCAACATTTCAAGTTTATCTTTTGCGTTTGTCATTTTTTCAACAAGCTTATCCATTTCCTCTAAATGTTGAGGATGTTCTCCAATACCGACAGAATTATTGAAGTAAATTAAAAGTGTTGCCTCCACTTCAGCCATTTCTGACCTATATTTCAAGGTCAGGGCTTCATACATTTTTTCTGATATCTTATTCATAATATTTTGAATTAAAAAGGTAATTCTTCTGATGGATCTTCATCCGCTTGTGGGTCAACAATATGTGTTTCTTCTTTTTGTGTTCCACCACCTAATGAGATTTCTGCTTCTTCACCGTAAACATATTTTTTAAGTTCAGAGTTCCACATAGGTGTCTCCCCAACTGCAACCGCCTCTAAATACTCGACAGGTTTTTTAGAATAAACATCTTTCCAAGTTAACTCATCTTGTAACCAACCTTCCATAATTTCTTTATCTGTGTGTAATGGTGCTGGATCGTCATACATAATTGTTTGAACAACTGTATACTCTTTACCTTGTGGTGTTTTTGCTTTAATAAGTTCAATAATAAGGTCTCTACCTTTTTCTGAATCAGTTACGTCACCTTTTGCTTTCCAAATAGGGAGAATTTTATCTAACACACCTTCTTGTTTGTAATTGTGTTTGAATCTCCAAAATTTAACACCATCTTGTTCGTTATTTCTATCAATAACCTTTACGATGTAAAATAAACGTGAACGGTATTGTGAAGCCAATTCTTTATCTTCTTTTTTACCTGTTGAAATAAGTTCATTATAAACTTCTGTTAAAGGGGATCTTTCGTTGTCATTTTTTTCAGGGTCGTACAACTTAACCCATTGCCCATTAACTTGAATCTCATGATACCAAACCTCAACAAATGGTGAAGAACCATCTTTTGTAGGTAACACTCTAATTCTTTTTTGTGCTGATTTTTCATTTTTTTGAAGAATTGCTGAAAAATACTTTTTCATTCTGTCTTCTTGTGAGATGTTTTGTCTCTGTGAACCACTTGGTTGTGAATTCTTTTCGTACTGTGCTAGTACTGCGTCAATTGAATTTGCCATAGATTTTGTTTTTAATTTTTAACTCTTTTATCTATAACAATTATAAGTGATTTTGTTAGAATGTCAAATAAAAAAGGGACCTTGTTGGTCCCTTATTATTTTTACATTTCCTCTTCGTTGTTGTAACTATTAAAAGTTTTTTTAATTTCATTAGGTGAAAAATTTTCAACCTCGTCAGATGTTAAAATATATTCATTCTTACCTGTTTTTTCCATATCTACTTTTTTATCATCAAAAAAGTCTGTAAGTTTTTGATTGTATGGGTATGAATCTAAAGACCTAAGTTCTAATCTTTCTTCAGGTGTTTTTTCTCTGTACCTGTCAAATTTAGTTTCTAACGAACTAATCTTACTCATAATTTGATCCATGTTTTCAAGTTTTGATTGTAAATCGTCTAATCTCTTAAACATATCATCCATAAAGGTATCTTGTTTATCTTTAATTTCTTGTTGTGCGGTAATTAAATCAGTGATATCGATTTCTTCAGTTTCTTCTTCACCTTCTTTTTTCTCTTCTGTATCGACCTCTTCAACATCGGGATCATTTGCAACATCAACAGGCTCAGGGATTTCTTCAGCGCCTCCTGCTGGTGGTGCTCCCGCATCTCCTGCTGGTGGTGGGGGTGGTGGTGCACCCGCATCTCCTGCTGGAGGTGGCGGCACTGCTCCCGCATCTCCTGCTGGTGGTGGGGGTGGGGGTGGTTCTTGTTCATTAAGAATATATTTATTTATTTCATTAAATCTTCTTAATTCTTCTAAAATCTTTTTTTCTGAAATCATTTAATTTTTTTTTACCCGTTTAATAATGTTTTAACTCCTTGTGGTGTTTCAACTCTTAATGTTCTATTAGTCTTCATTGTGTTGTCGAATCTTTCAATAAGACCGTCTTTCATTCTAACGGTATAACATTCACCTGTATCCAAATCACAAACTTGTTTATGGTCAGGGTCTATTTGTTTTTCCGTAATCTTAGTATCCTTTCTAAGATAATCATCAAGTAATTTTTTTACGCTCATAACTTTTTTATATATAAATATATCAAAGAAGTAAAAAATTAAAATGGAAAATACTTTTGAGCCCTTTTAACGTTATATTTATAATTGTCAAAGGCTACTTTTGGTAACCTCTCATTTTGTAAGTTTGTATCTATAATTGTTTTTATTTCGTTTGCACTTAATGGTGGTGGTCCAAAACCTAAAATTGTGTCCCAATATGAAATTATTGCTTGTGATAATGTTATTTGTTCAACTTCTTCTTGAGTTAAATTAACTTGTTTATTTAATGCGTTCAATTCTGATATAATAGGTAATACATTTTTGAACCAATCTCTTGTTAATAATATCGAGTCTTTAAGTTGATCAAAAGAAAAATATGGTACAGCCTCAACTCCATTATTATAACAAACCCACTTGTTTAGATCGGATCTATCGGGCCATTCGTTTGTTGCCCTAACTTCAGTTAAGTTATTATTTAATATTTGTATTAACTCATTTTGAACTAAATTTGTTGTTCTAGTTATGACAATAGTAAATAAAAGTGTTTTTATTGACCTATCTAAAGATACGTTTTCGTTTATTAAATTTTTTAAATCTTCAAACGTCATAGTACCTCGTCTAATAGGGTCTTCTTCTAATGTTTTATATTTTTCAATAATTTTTATTTGACATTGTTCGTTATCGTTTGGTACTAAATTTTCTCTTTCAGCTGCTCTTTCTGGATCTAAAATTGTCGGTGTGGTTTCTTCGACAACCGTGTCACTACCCGCCTTTAATATTTCAGATTTAAAATTTTCTAAATAATTTATTTTTATAAATGTTCCTAAACTATCTGGTTGTGGTAAAGCATATTTTGGCATCCTAGAACCATCAAAACTTGTTTTAAATTCTCCCTCCCTTATTGTATGTTTTACTTTGTAAATGTAATAAGGCCCATAAAATAATGGAACGTGTCTTAAATTAAAATACATGAGTGGTTGTATCATAACATTACCTAAAGATTCTACAGTACAAGAATAACTCATGGACTTATAAAGACTATATAATGATGTTGTTTGTTGTGCTATTTTATCTCCATTAACACCATTTGCTAATTGATCGTTTACTAAAAAAGTTGCATTAGTTGGTTTTTTATCATTCATATTTACATTTATGTTTGTAAACATATTTTGATTTCTTATACCAAAATCTACATTAAAGGCAACCACTTTATTAGAAAGTGATATATTTTGCTTATCTACTTCAATTCTATTTGGGTTGGTTGTTGGGTTTCTTAAATCAAAACTATCGTCGGCATATAACATGAATTCATTTTCTTTAGAAACGGGTCTTTCAGATTCTTTACCGACATAAACACACAAAAATTTGGGCCTTGAGTCTAAATAATTAACGTTTGTCCAAGTACCAAATAGTGAATTTGGTACGTCAATATTCTGTGGGTTTGGTGTTTTTGTAGCGTTATTAATACCATAAAAGTTAATGTACGCCGGCATTGAAAAGAAAAGTAAATCTCCAGCCGATTTTAAAATAGAACCAATTATTAAAAGTATGTCTGTGGCAGGATCGCTATTTTTTAACATATCTTTTATTGCTAAAACATCAACCTGTAACTCATCACCAATATCGTGGTTTGCGGGATCATGAAACAAAAAGTCTTCAAAAATTGTTCTTGTTGTTAAATCACTCCCAGCAATCCATTTGTCGTTAAATGCTTGAAATGTATTATATATACTTAATTTAGATACGTTACCATCTAATGTTGATTTTGTGTTTTTATTATTTACAGTAACTGTCGGTAAATTTTTATTTAAATAAGTAAAAACTTCTACAACACTATCATCTAATATTTTATTTTTTTCTAATAAAAAAGTTTCTAACTCACTTATAAACTCAGTGTTACCATAAGTTTCATTATTAAGGAGTTTTTTATTTTTTTGTGTTGAATATATTTTTATTAATTTAGAATAAACCTCAACGTTACTTTTATTAAACTCAATATTGTTATCAATAAAAAAGTCAAAAATTGTTGATCCTGTATCGGTATATGTTGAGTATTCAACGCCTTCAAAAGAAATGTCTTTAACATAAAAACCAACATTTAAATATAATGATTCCCATGCATCTTTATTTGATACTTTACTTTGCAATAGATTTACAGATGTTCCGTCACCTGGAAGTGTTCCTTTTTTATAACCATTTCCAATCGGTACTATTGGATTTTGTGGTTTTAATGAGGTATTATTTGCTAGACTACCAAAGAGTCTTCTATCAAATTGTCCGGAATTACCTATTTTTAGTATTAAATCATATTTAGAAAACGTTTTTATTTTTTGAGTTAGGTTAAATACTTGTTTTTGTGCCAAAAGTTCCCCATCATTATTTTGTTGGTTTGAAAGTGTTAGTTCACTTTCTTTAATGGTAAATAAATCCTTTAAAACAAATTTTAATTGTTTAAGTCCTGAATTTCTTGTTTTTTCAATTGTATTTTCGTTTTGTATAATTGAATTTGTCGTGATTGGGTTTGGTTCACAGAATTGTAAAAATAATGATTCAAAATCATCTAATTTTGATTTGTCAAACGCAGAAAAAATTTGTGTTACAGATTGGTAATCGGTACCCAAATAATTAAGTTCTTCAAAAATGCTTGGTTTTTTTAAAGAATTATTATCAAAATAACCAAATTGAGAGCATCCCCAAAAACTTCTTATTGTACCATTATATATGGAACTATTATCTTTTACTTCTTGATTTAATTTTTTATCTATTGTAAAACATTCGTAATTTGCCTGATTAAAAGGTATACCTCCACATGATGGGATCATCATATAGACTTTATTAGATTGGTCAATTAATGAATCTTTATCAAAAATAAGATATTCAAAATAAGAATTATTTATTATTGATCTATTTTCATTGTTTATGTCTCCACTTGTTGGCATATAAAAACTAGAATTAGTATTGTTACCTAGTTTTATTTTACCTTTTTCAAATATTTTTTTTATTTCTTGTTCTGTGTAATTTTTTATTAAATCTTTTTTTGTAAAAAAGTACTGAAAGTCGTTTATTAATTTTGGATAAAATCCATAATTAAATATGTCAAATTCTTTATATATGGTGGTATATCCATTTCCTCCACCCGAAGAACCGCTAGTTCCTGAAGAACCGCTAGTTCCTGAAGAACCGCTAGTTCCTGAAGAACCGCTAGTACCTGAAGAACCGCTAGTACCTGAAGAACCGCTAGTACCTGAAGAACCGCTAGTACCTGAAGAACCGCTAGTACCTGAAGAACCGCTAGTACCTGAAGAACCGCTAGTACCACTAGTTCCTGATTCTTCTTCATCCTCTTCGTTAGGTATGTTAATAACTTCTACTATATTTCTATATGCTGTAAAGTCCTCATCGTTCCCATCATAAGTTTTTATTTTATAAACTTTAGTTAAGTCATTATTTATTGGATCATAATATTTTTTGTAGTCAAAGTCTTTCCAACATTCATCTAATATATCGACACCTGTTGTATGATAGGTTTTATATCTATGCCAAAAAGCACCCATTTTTAATATAAATGAATAAGGTACTTGGTGTATTGCTGAGAATTTTCTTACTTGTCCATAAAAATTTCCTAAAGTCTCTTCTTTGTCAATATCATATAATGCTGGATTGGATATGTCCTCGACAGGTAAAGAATAGAGAAAAAGAAATCCGGTAGGCACATATGGGTTTGACTCTTTATTTTTTTCTTTTTCAACCCCATTTAAAATTGAATTTATAAAATATGGTGTGTTTAACAAACTAGTAGACTGAATCGTACTAACCAAACCTGAATATGTAGTTGGTTCATATCCTAAATATTGTTCGGTAACATTCCATTTAGTACTTGGGTATTGAGTAATTACAGTATTCCCGATCACCTCTGTAGGTACGTCAACGTCATAATATTGTTGTAAACTAGTTAAGTCTATGATTTTATCAGTATTATCTCTTGTTAAAATTTTTAAATTTTGATTTGCGAATCTTTTATTATCATACCAACTAATCATTGATATGTTCTTAACCGTATCTGATTCGTTTAATCTAGCAAGTGTTTTTTTATCGTCTAAAAATATTAAACTTTTTCCAATGTCGGTGTAGTCATTATTTAATGAAACAGGTTCTGTGTCTAAAAAATTATAGACATTGTGTTCAGTACTCTTTAAGTATTTATCAAATTCTTTAATTAATGGACTTGAATTTTCCAAAGATATTGACCTACCATCTATTTCTGAAAGAGCGTAAATTCCATAATCTTTTTTTATTGAGTTTTCAACATAATCAGTCACAAACAAATCCCTTTTACTAACCTCCCAAGTGTTTTTATCAGTATTTTCTAAAAATGATTCAAATTGTTGTAAATTAAATTTAAAATTTTTAAGTTTTTCTTTAAGTAATAAACTATCCTCTGAACCAAAAATAATATTTTTAGCCTCTAAATCTGATAAAAACTTATCAACCTGATTTGTTTTATAATTTCCTCTGTATAAGTTTGTATAATTAACTAAACTATAAAGTCTTTCATAAATTTCATAAAAAAAAGAAACTTCAGAAACATTTTCATATGGTAAAACCTCAAATGGAAAATCTAAAGTATTACAAGACCCAAATGGTGATGCATTTTTATTGTTATTATATTTTTTTCTTTTATTAGTTTGAGATCTTCTTGTTTGAGCATTTATATAATCTTCTAAAAATGCAACTTCCGGCCATGTCGTATAATCATACCCATTAGTTAGATCCACATATTTAGGATCGGCAACATAATTTAGTATATATTTTTCTCTACCGCTCTTGTCTTTAGGGTCTCTTTCCTTAGTAAAGTATGTTGGCCACGGATAAACAACATTTTTATCGTTTAACTGACCAGTACCATTAATTACGTTTTTAGAATCTATTCCAAAATTTTTATCAGCAGGTATTATCGATAGTAATCTTTTTGGGTTTGTTCTTTGATCCCAAGCTAATTTATGTGTTTTATCCATCAAACGATAAAATGTATCCACACCAGCCAATAATATTGCAAAAATATTTCTTATTGTCGGACTAAACCCTAAACCACCGTCTTCTGATGTTATTTTTTTAGCGAGTAAATCTGTAAATTGTTGCTCAATTTTTTCTTCTCTTGTTTTTATCTTATTTAAACCGTTGTTAATATCGTCTAAAAAACTATTGGCGAGATAAGTATTTGTACCAAAATCCACTTCACCAAACCTAAAAAACGTTGGTGTGTCATCTACTAAATCTCCAGTATTGTCGTCTATTTTTTTACTGAAAATTTCTATATCTTGTAATGTTTGAATCTTAAATTTGGAAACCTCGTCAGGTGTTGGTGTTCTACCTAATCTTTTTGTTAAAGTGTTTTCCAAATCAAGATCCGTAAATGAGCTTATAGCTATTTGTTCTATAACGTCTTTTGGGTCTAGTGTTACTACTATACCTTCTCTATATGTGTTTCCAGCAACAACGTATTCCGCATTGTCGCCAAAGGATTTGTTGGCCTTTAAATTTTTATTGGCATCATTAATTTCTGTTTCGATACCTGAAATTAATTCCTTTCTTTTCGTATAATCGACCGTGTTTTTGAAAGTATAATGTATCTGACCTTTGTAAAAAATGTAGTTATTTAAATCTAAAAATTTATTTTTAGATAATGTAAATACTTTGTTTTTTATATCAGTTAATACTCCTCTAAATTTTGATACGTCACTTAGGACAGCAAAATCACCTTGTTTAATACCATCTTGCATTTTTGTCACAAACGTATCGGCACTATCGATAAACTCATCTATTGATATTTCTGGAAAATCTTTATCTATTAAACCTTTAGATTTATAAATTTTGTAAACTTCATACATTGTTTGTTCACCAATAGAAGAATCTAATATTTCTAAATTACTAAATTGTTGTCCCGGCGCATTACTAACGGTTGATTGTTGTTGTAATGTTGTAGGTGTCATTTTTGGTGCCGTCTTAGCATAAGTCAAAAGAGTATCTGTTAACAGTCCAGTATTTCTACCAATCAACGTTAAAGATATATCATAATTACCCGTTCTTTGATCAAAACTAGCATTAAATTTAGTAAGATTTAATGCGTATTTAATTGCCTTACCATAATAACCTTTAAGTGTTAAATAAAATAGTGGGTACGGTAAATTAAAAAAAACAGAATATATCGATTTTTCTCCTTGTTCAAATAATGTCCTACCTTGAACATCCACTAGATTTATTTTAACCTGTGTTGAATTTATTCCTGATATGTCTATGGTTATGTCTTTAATCCCCAATGTTTGTGTGTCGTTATAATTTGAAACGTCTCTTACAAAAACACTTTTACCGTCTTTATTTTGTTTAGATTCTCTTATTTGATTGAAACCCTTACCTTCTCTGGCGCCACTTCCTGTTAATTGATCTGACCAAGACGTGTCAAAATATTTTTTTTTTCCTATTGGTTGTAGAAAATTTATACTTGTTCCATCTGATTTGCCGACCAAACTCGCAATACTTGAGTTGATTACCGGACTGTCAAAGGACTCTCCGATAGCTAGTTTAGTTCTAGGAATTACTTTTGTTTCTAAATTTGCATAAAAAACTAATTCTTCATGATCAACCAACCTATCTTTAACTTTGTTGTCAACAACAATTTTATTGGGGTCGATCAATATGATATTATCATAATCGGTTTCTACATATATAGATTTTTGGTTTAAACTATCTGCCATAATAAAAAATATGTGTATCTATTGCATTTTTGTAGTCTTGTAACGCACCTATAAGTGGAAAAGGTATAATAATTATGGTTCCATCAGGTATATTAGATTCTAAACCACCGTAAATTGGGTTTGCTAATTGTATTAACCAACCAAAATAGGGGCTACCGTATTTTTCATAACTAATTTTATCTAACCTACTTTGACCTGCTCTGTAGACATATTTTTGATCAGACGGCCTTGACCCAATATTAACATATGGTACTACAGTCTGTGTACCATTAATTAAAAATTTTTCATATCTTCTATAAAAATCCATAATATCAATTCATTTTTTTCTTCAAATTATATTTATCGTCATTTGAATCAACGGTTGACCAAACATTTTTTAGATTTTTTACATCAGTATCATTAGATGTTAGTTGTTTAGAGTAATCTAAAACTCTTTCTTTTTTGTCGGTGAATGGTTTATATATGTCGTTAGGAAGTAAATCATTCAAGAAATCATTTTTAAAATCATCAAATTTATTTTTTAACCTATCTTTAGATCTCTTAAAATCTTTAACTAAACCTCCATTTGTTTTTTCCACATACGTGTCATTATTTTTTGTAAATCCTAAATTATTATATATAAAGTCTTTCCAAGCGGTATAGTGAAAATTTGAAACATTGTTATTAACCGCGGCCTTTGCTAATTCATTAACAAAAGTGTCTGGGTTTTCTATTATTTGTGTACCAAATAACATAAAAAATACGTTTGTCGCTGGTGGCACCTGTTCTTGTAAATCTTCTTTCAAATATAGTTGAGTTGTGAAATCGTCTTTATATGTAAAAGTTTCTCCTGTTGGAACGATCCCAAACTCATCTAATTTTTTCATAAAGTCATTTAAATCTGTACCAATTTTGATAAAATCTTTTTTCAGTTCTTCATATGTGTTCGGTGAATCACTAGATGCTTCAACCCCTTCAGTTTTACCAGACAAATCATAAATTATTACTGAACCCTTTTTTGTTACATAACCGTCTCTTTTATTGATTACGTAATTTACTTGGTCTGAAATATTAATAAATTTTAATTCTTCTGTAATTATATTTGTTTGAGCACTTTCTAAAAAATCAATGTATGGTTGTTTTTTATCATCAATCATGGACTTTAATTTTCTTTTTACTTTTCGTATTTGATCGTTCGTAAAATTCTTTTCTAAAACTTGAGCCAATGGTGGTGTTAATAGCTCGTTTACATCTTTTTTTGCTCTTCTTACTAAATCGTCAACCCTATCTTGATAGTTTTCCGGTTTTCCTAAAATATTAGTAATTAAACTATTTGACGTTCCACTTAAATAATCAAAATAACCTTCTTTATATTTTCTAGATTTAGTATATAGTAACAATCCACCTAAATTCAAATAGTCTTTTAATATGTTTAAATTGAAAAATAGTGAATTAAAATATGAGCCAGTCGTTTGAACGAACTCGTTCATTTTAGTTTTATATTCAATTGTTCCGGTAATTGCACTTGTCTGTATGTCTAGATTATTTGTTTTTACATTACCTATAGTATTACCCGCACCACTACCTTGTGGTTTATCGGTCGCATCAATCAAACCAACTTCATTTTTAATAATATCTAAAACTTCAGAATCAAATTCAGATAATACATCTTCAGTTATTGTTGCTCTATCATCATACATTTCGGTATTTGCGTAATAATTAAACGATAATGCGTTTTGTAATTCAGATACCGGATTATTAATTCCTTGTCCACCGATAAAATCAAATGAAAGACTTACCGTTGCAATCATAGGCTGTAACCCAATACCTTCAGGGTTTATATCAAACTTAGCATCTTCATATTTAAACGTTAACGACATTGGAATTATTTTTGTATGATAAAAGTCCCCAACTCTCAATACTAAAATCGGTGGTGTACCAAAAGCACTATTAAATACATCGTTATATTGGAATTGTGTTTCTCCTCCTGTTTCTACCGCAGTTGGGATTGTATCTCCAGGTCTTACGCATTGATTTAAAAACGTTAATCTAGCATTTAATCCTTCAGGAGTTATTGAGTGAAATGCCGGTTGGAAGTTTTTAATTTTACTTTTAATTCCATCATAAATCATCGGATTAGTTTCTTTTACCATTTCAAAGTAATTACACTCAGTTAAAAGTTTTCTCAGTAGTCTTTTTGTTAAATCTCCTCTTAATTTATTTGTCTTATCTTTTACAGTTGTTTGTGAAATTTCTTTTACTGTTGTTGCTTGTGCTTGTGTGTTATTAGTATTATTGTTTTCAGCAGCATTTGTTTGTGGTAATTGTCCTTCGTTGTTCTTTCTTTTTTCTTCTTCTGTTTGTGTTTTTGGTTTTTCTTCGTTAGGTTTTATTTTAATTTCACTAACACTAACTCTTCTACATAGCATCGCTTGCATAGAACCTTTACCATCCGTACTTGAGCTTTTGAATCCTTTAGAACAATCAATAGATGAGTATTTATCAGTTTTTAATTTAGATTTTTTTCCCTCTGATTTTTTTTTGATTTTTAATTTATTATCAATAAAATCAGATAAAGTTTTTTCTCCATCACCAAATTGTAAAATTTCTTTATATACTGAATCAATTCTTCTTTCAGATAGTTTTTGATTATACTCTTCTCCACCATTCGCATTTGCGGAAGCAATAAGTGAAAAATTAACTTCAGCACCACTTTTTAATACTTTTAAAACTTTTTCTAAAAATTCTTTAAAGTCTTGATATTCTTGATTTAGTTCATCTAATATTGTTTGGGTTACTGATGGTTTAGCGATAATCCATTTATCTGCCAATTCTTTAATCGGTGGGTTATCCGGTAAAGTGGTTTTTTGATTTGTTTTTTTAGAATATTCGATATAATACCCATCAGAAACACCCCCATAGGTTACACTTTTAATATATTCGTCACTTCTACCTATTAAATCATTAAAGTAAGTTTCATAAATACTATCACTTTCTGACGTGTCACCATCAGGTATTGCTTGTGGGAAAAGTAATATAAGTTCTTCAAACTTATTATCCTTTTCTTTACTGTTTAACTCGTCAATAATTTCTTTAGTTTCACTTCCTGTACTTTCTTCATTACTCTCTAATTGAGCGTTTTCTTTTGTATTATTTTCTCCATTTGTTTGTGTTGGTGATGTGTACTTAGTGAACTCTCTAACTTGTTCTACTGTTCTTAAAGTTTCAACAACTTCATATATGTCAGAATAACTGAACATGGGGTATTTTTTTAGTAGATCTACTAAATCATATTTTAAACATCCAGCAAATAAAGAGTCAATTACTTTTGTTGCCAAAGACTCTTCAGTTTTTTCTAATTCTTTATTAACTAAAACATTTAAAACGGACGGGTGATCCACTACAATTTTAAAACTAATATTACCTTTTCTTGATGTTTTTGTGTAGGTATAAACAGGCTCTGTTCTACCAAGAAACGCGGTATCTGTCCAATTCGCAGTAGACGAGTCATCAAACGTAAGATCATAAGGAGGAAACCACATTATCCTTCCACCATTAGGTCCTATTTCGCATGCAGGTAAATCCTCGACTCTATAACCAACTCTACTTGATGTTTTCCATGCTAAATTTTCTAAAGAAAACATATATTTTTTTGCCCTCAATTTACCATCAATAAATTGTATGTTTGTTGAGTCAACTCCACCCATCGGGGCGATATTTAAATTATATGTATTATCTAAAACTGAACTGTTATATTTTCTTATATTTCTGTCAGTTTTTTGTAATTCATTAAACGAATAGTAAGGTCTATCTTTAGTGAATAATCTACAATATTCATAACCAACTACATCTTTAACTTGCTTTCCACTTTGTCCTAATGATGTAGGTGTTAAAAATCTTCTTGCTCTTGATCCTTTAGTAACTTCTTGATATCCATCAAAAAATACTTTAGATACTTGATTAATTGCATTTCCAACATGTTCAAGTTTACTTGCTGAACCAACGCTACCCGCCTCAACCAATCTTTGTGTTACGTCTAAAATCGATCCCGGTGTGAGTTTTGTATCTGAAGATTTTGTTTGATTATATGTTGCTTGAAATCCAGCACCAAAAACACTATCAATTGAAAAGTTTTGTAACTTACCTGTCTTTTCATTTTTAGGTCCAACTAATCTTCCTGGATCAATATAATTCTTTTTAGCTGTCCATGTAAAACCACCTTGTATCCCTACTTTGTCATAAAAAGCTCTCGCGTTTAATCCAAATAATTTTTGGTTTACTGAATTACCTTCATAGTCTTTTCCTATTCTACCATAACTATAAACAGGGCCAACAACAGGGTTACCTTTGTTATCTCTTGGTAAATCCGTTTTCGGACTCACTAAATCCCTCATGTAGTTTTTACCTTTACCAATATAAAAATTACCACCAGGTGCCGTTAAGTTTGGACTGAGAACGGAACTAAGTTTGTACTGTGGTCTATATTCATTATAATATAACATATCGAACAATAAACTTTTTGTTGCGTTTGATGTATTTGCCAATAATGTTTCAGATCCTGTATCTATATTTGGTGTTAATATTTTCGTTGCTAAATTAGTTGCAAGTGACGCTAACCCTCCTATTGGGTTTGTTAACGCTTGAGACAAAATATTTTTTTGTGGGTAATCAAAATATTCACCTGGTATCAAAGAATATGGGGAATAAAGTCCTGCTAATCTAGATGTGAAGCTAAGTGCTTCACCAATAATACCACCAACAGATGTTATTTTAAAATCCCTTTGTATCAATGGTATATTATTAGTAATAACACCCAACGCATCAAATGGGTCAGGTTTCAATTCGGCCGATATTGCACCACTATTTTGATTTACAGTGGTAGTTGTCCCTAATGTTTTACCCAAAGTTTGTTGTAATAATTCAAAAGCAACTCTTGCCTTAAATTCTTTTTGTAATTGTTTTGCCCCTAATTTTGCCAAATCAGAATCTTGACTCAATGAACCTTCAGACCCTCTAACATTATTTAAATCATCTTGTGATAAAATATTTATTGGGCTATAATCAGATGGAATAAAAATAAATGTTGTGTCACTATTATAGTAAGGGTCATTTAAATTTTCAAAAGAATAATCTTCAACAGTTAAAGCATCAAATGTTCCTTCACCACTATTATATTTATTTTTTCCATAAAAAAATGTTTGTGACTGTAATGTTGTTAAATTTGGTGAAGATGACTCATAATCAAATTCTCCTTGATTTGATCTTGTTTGGAAATTCAAATTTGGGTCAATAAAAACCCCATATCCGTTTGGTATATCCTCAGGTCCATAAACATTTGAAAGATACGCCATTTTTTGAGATCTTTCTGTTGTTCTATTTGGTTCTGAAGTTGGGTATAAGAAAGGTCCAGAGTTAGGTTTTGTTTGTTTGTTTACATTTGGCTCAACTTCGAACCCAAAACCACCACTTGGTCCAAAGAAATTTGAAGTGTAAGCATTAGTTCTAGATTGTTCTGCCGAAATTTCAGGTCCATTCGATACGTATGTATATTCACCTACTCTTGTGCCAATAGATTCTAAGTCAAATGTTACCGTATCTCCAAAACCATTAGCCATCTTAGTTGGTCCGTATTTGTTTAAAACCCTTAAAAACTTTTCAAGTTCATTTCCTTTTTTTTCTAAGTCGCTATTAACACTATCTTGATATCCGTAGTTACCTTCGTTAGCTTTTGTTTGTTTATTTAAATTTGGGTTTACTGTGTTTTGATTTTCACCGACATCTTTAGAATACTGATTTTTTACTAATTGTTCTTTTTCTGTTCTTTTACCAAAAATTTCTAATTGAGACCCAAAACTCTGGGTAAATGTATAATTACCAAAATTAGTTTGTGTTCCTAAATTTTTATTTATATTAACTATATTACCAAAATCAGAATCTAATGGTGTATATTTATTTAACCCTATTAATTTTGGTTCTTGTATGTTAGCCTCAACCTCAATAGGTGGTGAATCAATTACTGAATAATCAATAATTGAAACTTCTGTGTTTTTTTTAGAGTCATTTCCTTGATAAGAACCCTCAACACCATATGGTCTAAGGTTTCTAAGAAGTAATTTCTTTCTAAAGTTTTCTGACGAATTGAATGATAATGGGCTTTCCATTTATTACTTTTAGTATAAATAGATTTTATCATGGTTTTTTAACCATTAATAAGTCTTTGTTTTTTAATGTGTTTAATATTTCTGTTTCTAAATCGTCTTTAAATCTTCTATCTGAAATCAATGAACTAGCTAAATCGCCACTACTTGAAATATTAACATTGATATTAACAGATCCCGAACCTTCTATTTTTTGGACAGTCTCTTTATTAGACATAGATTCAATCTGCGCAGTAGACAACCCAAGAGAATCCATAATTTTAGAAAAATCAAGAGTTTTTATTTCAGGTTGTTTGAAATTAACTTCAGGTTGTTGGAATTCTTGAGGAGTTAAAGTCACATCGGTTTCTAAATTTGGTCGTATCTTTGTTAATTTTAGATATGCTGATTTAAGAACGCCTAGTTTTTCATCTAAATCGGGAGCAAATAATGCTTGATCTTCTTTAATAAAACTAAACATTTCACCTTTACCTGTACTTAATCTTTTAGTACCATCACCAAAAAATTTATCTTCTTCTGCGGGTGTTGGTGGATTTGATGTAAAAATATCTCTCCAAAAATTAGGGTCTAATACTGTTGATTTAACACCAGTAGCTGCTGTTTGTGTGACAGTTTTAAATTTGTCAGTTCCTTCTTGCGCAACACCACCAACAGTCTGTAAAACTGCAGTTCTTTCTGTTTCAGAAAGAGTTCTTAAAAGAGTTTGAGATATAACTGTTGTATCATTTTTAATGTTGTCTACAGTTGACAAACTTTTCATAGCAATATCTTTTTCTGACATTGCGGCCTCTTTTTGATATTTTTCTAAGGCTTCTTTTATTCTTTCAGGATTTCCTGATAGTGCTTCTTGTAGATTATCAACTTGATCAAATCCAGGTATTTTTAAACTTATCTTACCATCTTTTACCTCACTTAGAGATGCTATTAATCTTTTATCTTCTTCCGTGAACGTTTTACCCTCACCTTCAAATAACGTACCTAAACCACTTTTATTAATGTCTGCAATTATTTTTGCTTGTTTTGATGCCTCCCTACCTAAATTAATGTATTTTTCATACTCACCACCCCTTCCTAAAGATTCTAATTGTTGTTTCAATCTTTGTTGTGCAACAAAATTTGTTTCTACTTCACCCGTCGCATCATTTACTTTAAATGCGGATGCAGATAAATCTATTAAACTTTCTTGAAGTTTTTCAACATTGTTTGCTCCCATGTTCATTAATTGAAAGGGGTTCATAAGATTTGACATAGAACCACCTAACATGGACATACCTGCTGCCGCTTCAATTGCCTTTTCAGGATCCCAAAAAGTTTGACCTAATTGTGCAGCATTAATTTCCTCAACTGAGGTTCTTAGTTGTTGGGCCTGAATTTGCATTTTGGTTAAACCTTCAATACCATTTTTGAAACCGTAAGCGTCTACTTTTGATAGATTTTTTTGGACTCCCTCTAATGTTGCTTTAACATTTACACCACTTCTTCTTGCTGAATCTGTTATTTTATTAATTAGTTCTACACTCTTTTCTTGAGAAAATGTTAGTTTCATAAATTCACCAACCATTTGTCCCATTGCTTCAGAGGCTATTCCAACATTTTTACCAAGTATTGCCATTTGTTGGACGACATCTTTTGAGGGATCTATGATACGACCGACACTTTTAGACATACCCCCCATTACATCGGTTACGTCTTTAAATTGTATTCCTAATTCTGTGGTTTCAAAGTATATTTGTTCGACTTTTTCTCTAAACGCCTCACCACCTAAAACAAGACCACTACCCATTGTTTTTTGTAAGTCTTTAACCTTATCTTCCATTTGACTTAAAACCCTAAACGTTTCGTTTGGTTTTATACCGTTTTCCATTGCGTTGATTAAGGACTTGAGAATACCATTTTTTGGATCGGCTTGAATATCAATTCCTCCTGTTCCGAATTCATCAGTAGCGTCTTGAAAAAATAACCACATATTTTCTTTTATTTAATAAATAGGTTATTATTATTTTTTTTCATATTCTGCTAATAACTTATCGACGTAGTATTTTCTTTCGTATGTTGGTACATTTAATAAGTCATTGTATGAAAAGTGAGCGTATTTTACCAAGTAATAGAACTCATCCATTAAATTTTTTTTATGATTAGAAGAAAGGCCGAAAAAATTCAACCCCAAAGTTCACCATTACAGTGACTTCTTCTCCAGACGGGGCTATAATTTTTTTATTTAAATCAATTTTTGGTTCGCACAATAATAGAAAATTTTTAATTTCTTTTGAATCCATTATTGGCATTTGATTTACAAATGTGGCTATTACACCTTTATCTCTATTACCCTCAAGTTCAACTATTTGTTTTTCTAATCTTTTTGTAACAATAGGAGCAACCATACCTTTTGGGTATTTATCTGATAAACTTTCAATTTCTGTTTCTTCTCCTATATTCAAAAGTTTTAATCTAACCGTTTTTTGTGTTTTTGGTAATAATAAAGTATAAAGACCGTCTTCGTCTGGTTTAACTTTAGATTCAATGTAATTTAACTCATCTATTAATACAGTGGTTTCAAATTCTATTGATGTTTTTGGGTCTTTTACAATAAAATTATATTCAGGACCAAAAGCAGTGTTTCTTAAAAAGATAAGTATGGCTTGTATATCAACATTAATCATTTGGTTAATATCAAACCCTGGTTCATAAATTTTATTTCTTAATAAAGTTTTAATCAAACCTTCTTTGTTATTATTTTGTGACATTAAAATGTTTTCGTCAGCGGCGGTTAAATAACCAACCTTTAATGATTCTTTTTTAGGGGTATAAAAAATACCTTTTGATGGTAATTTCACCACATCATGAGGTAAATTAAATTGTTGTTGTCCGTATTCAATTGCGTTATCCATAATTATTTTTATTTAAAAAATAACTTTACTTTATTTTTTGTAAACAAAAAACCCCACTTTGTTAGTGAGGTTCTTAAACAT